GACGGCTGCATCACCAAGGGCCACACCCGTGGCAAGATGGTGTAAACATGATGTCCAGCCGTGGCATGGGGGCCATCAACCCCAACAAGATGCCCAAGAAGAAGGTCATCCATCGTAAGGATGACCCGAATACCGTGGACATGTACGCGGCTGGCGGCAAGACCAAAGTCAACCAAGCTGGTAACTACACTAAGCCGGGTATGCGCAAGTCGCTGTTTGAGTCAATCAAGTCCCGTGCGGTACAGGGCACAGGCGCAGGTCAGTGGTCAGCCCGCAAGGCGCAGCTTCTGGCCAAGCAGTACAAAGCAAAAGGCGGTGGTTATCGTGGCTAAAAGAAAAGCTCTTGGAACACTTGCTGCACTTGGTGCCGCCTACAAGCTAATAAAGCCAGAGACGGTGGACTTGCGCGGCGATAGTCCGGAATTTATGAAAGATTACGCCCACTTTCTTCGTCAAGAGCCACGCATACCTTCAGATGCCGTAAAGGCAGAGATGGTGCGTGAGGCTGCGCGTAAGCGAGCAGGAATGCCTGTTATCACAGACGAAGAGCAGGCTGAAAAATTTGCTGAGTTTGAAGACATTCCAAAAACAGAATCTGGAATTCCAATCCGAACGTCTGATGGTTTTCTTACTACGCAGAAGAAAAAAGGTGGAAAGATTTCCGTATCCAGGCGCGGTGACGGTATTGCTCAACGCGGCAAAACTCGCGGCAAGATGGTATGAAAGACCCGCAGCAATCGCTCAAGGACTGGGGTGATCAGAAGTGGCGCACCAAGTCTGGTAAACCGTCTTCCAAGACGGGGGAGCGGTATTTGCCTGAAAACGCCATCAAAGCGCTGTCACCCGCTGAGTATGCCGCGACGACCCGCGCCAAACGGGCAGGTAAGAAGGCCGGGAAGCAGTTCGTGAAACAGCCGCCCAAGGTGGCGGCTAAGACGGCAAGGTACAGATAATGGCAAACACTTCTGGCGCATCCGCATTCAACCTTGACCTGACTGAACTGGTTGAGGAAGCGTATGAGCGTGCTGGCTCAGAGATGCGTACGGGCTATGACCTGCGCACTGCTCGTCGCAGTTTAAACATCATGTTTGCCGACTGGGCAAACCGTGGCATCAACATGTGGACGATTGAGTCAGGGACTATTCCACTTGTACAAGGCCAGAACACCTACGCACTGCCAGACGACACGGTTGACCTGCTGGAGCATGTCATTCGCACTGGCGGGAATGTGTCGTCCACACAAGCAGACCTGACCATTACACGGATCAGTGTTTCTACCTACGCCACCATCCCCAACAAGATTCAGCAGGCTCGCCCGATTCAGGTGTGGGTGCAGCGTTTCAACGGCCAGAACTCGCCCACCGGCTTGCAACTGTCTGGCGGCATCTCTGCTACGGCGACTCAAATCACACTCAACTCGGTCATTGGCCTACCCACCACTGGGTTTGTCAAAATCGACAGTGAGATCATCAACTACGGGTACATTCAGGGTAATACCCTGTACAACTGTTTCCGTGGGCAGCAGGACACTGTTGCTGCGCTGCACAATAGCGGAGCGACGGTATATTGGGCGCAAGTGCCCGCCATCACGGTTTGGCCCACCCCCGACGGTGCGCAAACTTATCAGTTTGTGTACTGGAGATTGCGCCGTACCCAAGACGCTGGGGGTGGTGTCAATGTGATGGATATCCCATTTCGGTTTATCCCATGCATGGTTGCGGGCCTGTCGTACTACTTGGGCATGAAAATTCCCGGTGCGGCAGAACGCTTGGATGTGCTGAAGCAGCAGTACGATGAGGCTTGGCAGCTTGCGGCTGATGAAGACCGTGAGAAGGCCGCAATCCGCTTTGTACCCCGTCAGCAATTTATTGGGGGTACGTTCTAGTGGGCAATAGGTTTGCTTCCGGCAAGAACGCGATTGCCCAGTGTGATCGCTGTGATCAGCGCTTTAAGCTCACTGTGCTTAAGCGTGAGGTCATTAAGACCAAGAACTATGAGTTGTTGGTCTGCCCGGAGTGCTGGGACCCGGATCAGCCGCAGCTTCAGTTGGGCATGTATCCTGTAGATGACCCACAGGGTTTGCGCAATCCACGGCCAGACCGAAGCTATGTGACTTCAGGAACGTCTGGGTTACAGATTGTTGAAACGAGTAGTCCTGATCCATTGGCTCAGGGTACGCTTGAGATGGGTAGCAGGATTTTTCAGTGGGGTTGGAACCCAGTGGGCGGATCAAGCTTCTTTGATGCGGCGCTGACCCCAAACAACTTGGTTCTTACCGTGAATCTTGGTACAGTCACAGTTGCAACGACATAAGGAGTCGATCATGAACAAGATGGATTTGATGCAGGACAAGAAAACTGCGGCAAAAGCGGTGCACAAGCACGAGAAAGCCAAACACCCTGGTCAGCCGCTGACTAAAATGCGTGCTGGCGGCAAGACCAATAGCGACATGCTCAAGATGGGCCGCAATATGGCCAAGATCGCCAACCAGAAGTCCCCTGGCCGCAAAGGAGCCTAAGATGGCTACGTACAAACAACCTACAAAAGTAGCATCGGTTGTGGTGGGCGAGGAGCCCGCTAAAACAACCATGCGCAAGGCCAATGTGGCTGTGGCCAACACCCGCAGTCAAGACTACCCGCCGATGAAAACCAGCGGCATCAAGATTCGCGGCACTGGCTGTGCAACTAAAGGTGTGATGGCTAGGGGTCCGATGGCATGAACTACGCTGCCCTGTCTGCTGCAATTCAGGACTACACCCAGAACTACGAAACGGAGTTCGTGGCGAATATCCCTGTCTTCGTTCAACAGGCAGAGCAGCGCATCTACAACACGGTTCAGTTCCCGTCGCTGCGCAAGAACGTCACAGGCTCGACTTCGACGAACAACAAGTACTTGGCATGTCCTGGCGATTTTTTGGCCGCTTACTCTATGGCGGTTGTGACGGGCGTTACGGGCGGCAACATCAATACCGGCTCGTACGAGTACTTGCTCAACAAGGATGTGAACTTCATCCGGCAGGCATACCCAACGCCAAATGACTCAGGGGTTCCCAAGTACTACGCGCTGTTTGGGCCGACGGTATCGGGCACGACGATCTCCGATGAGCTGTCTTTCATCCTTGGTCCGACCCCAGACGGCGTGTACTATGTTGAGCTGCACTACTATTACTTACCAGAATCAATCGTTACGGCGAGCACTTCTTGGCTGGGCGACAACTTCGATTCAGTTTTGCTCTACGGCTCTCTGGTCGAGGCGTACACGTTCTTAAAAGGCGAAGCCGATTTGATGGCTTTGTATGACGGTAAATACAAAGAAGCTTTGGCGCTCGCTTCCAGACTTGGTGATGGCCTTGAGAGGTCTGATTCATATCGTAGTGGCCAGTACCGACAGGCACCGTTACCACAGAACAGCGGGGTCAAGTGATGGAAGCAACCCGCAAAGCAGCGATTGCAAAGGGAGACTCCCAGTACTTCACTGGGAAGGCGTGCCAGCATGGGCATGTTGCTCCTCGTCGCGCTACTAGTGGGGAGTGCCTTGTGTGTCGTGCAGAGCGGTTGAAGGTATGGCGAATAGAAAACCCCATCAAAGTGCAGCAGCATAACAAGACGCAGTACAACCGTTTTGCGGAAAAGATCAAGGTCGCTACCAGAAAATATCACGCGAAAAATGTTGATGTCGTGAACGCAAAGAAGCGGGCGTATCAAAAAACACACCTGCATATTTACGCCAAAATAAAAGCCAAGCGACACGCTGCTGAGTTAAAGCGCACCCCCGCGTGGCTCACAGAAGACGACCATTGGTTAATGGAACAAGCCTATGAGTTGGCCGCGCTAAGAACTAAGTTGCTTGGCATTTCTTTTCAGGTAGATCATGTGCTGCCTCTACAGGGTAAACTTGTGTCGGGGCTACACGTACCTCTAAATCTGCAAGTGATTCCTGCCAAAATGAACCGCGCCAAATCCAACAGTTTTGAGGTAACAGCGTGAGTTTTACCGGCAACTACTCCTGCAACACGCTGCGGTCTGGCCTTGCCAACGGCACGATCAACTTTGCCACCGACAAG